ATGTGTATCATTAACATTTGGGTTACTTGGAAAATTAATTGCCATTTATTTTATCCTTTATACTCCTGGGCCGCCGTGCGATAGTACCCACGCAACTCCGTTCCATATACAACTGTAAAGTGTTTGGTTAGCATCGCCTAATCTCCAAACAATAGGAGCTGGACCTGTTGCAGTATTTCCGCCGTCCATATAAATTGCACTGTTTACGTTAATATCAACAGATCCTGTTCCTACTACTCTCCAAAACTCTAATTTTTGTCCCATGTATGTACCATCTGGAAGTACTGCAGTAGTTCCGTTTGTTACAAAGTGATTTGTTTTTGTAATATCGATTGTACCTGCATCTACTACATCTTCTGAACTTGTACTTTTTAGTGCACTACCGTTAAATGTAATATCTGTACCAGTTCTGCCTACACTATATTCTACAATGTTTAGTGGATCTGTTGTGTCTGTAAATTTTAAACTGTTGTCACTTAGGTACAAATGTCTGATTTTGTATTCAGCACTGCCTAAATCATATGAAGCATTTGTATCTGGAATAATACTTGTGTCTAAGTTGCCGTTTAAGTATGTTGCAACATCGGTATCACTGTATGTTCCGCCTGCACCTGTTTGATCCGCAACCCATGCATAGTCTGCTCCATCCCAACTTAGTATTTGATTAGCAGTTGCAGTACTAGTGTTAAGGTGTGTATCGACATCAGCATCAGTGTAAGCAGTACCACCTGTTACAGTAGTAAATGTAAAGCTACCTGCACCATCTGTTGTTAATACTTGACCATTTGTTCCGTCAACGATTCCTAAATCTGTTAATGCACTTGGTATAGTTGGTTTATTGGTTAAACTGTTATAATCACCGTCAAATGTACTAAACGAACTTAAATCCGGCGGAGTATAATCAAATACACCAGTTGTGTTATCGTATGTAAGTGTTCCGCTGCCTGCGGCTGCAAGACTTGTAACACTGATATCTGTAAGTGCAATACCGCCAGCACCACCGCCTAGTCCGCTTAGGTCAACAGTGTTACCACTACTAATGCTTAAATCTGTTCCGACTAGTGTTAGTGTTTGACTATCACTGTCTGGTGCAGTTTCTAATGTACTAACACGGGTGTCTAGGTCAGTGAAGTTACCATCGAGTTCTGCATGTGTTAGTGCACTACCTTTAGTTAATCTTTTAACAATCGCCATTTTCTTTTCCTTTAATCTTTAGCTGTCCTCGACATACCCTTCGCTATAATAACCAGCAATTGCATAAGCAGAACTTGGGTCGTATTCGACTTCGTTATCTGGTTTAGGTGTAATTACCTGGCTTATAGGTTGTCTTTCGTTAAATTCTTGATCTGAAACAACAGTTGTGTTGTTATTATTAATATAATCACTTGCGTTATATGTAATGTCTGTCCAAGTACGATCTGTCAAGTTATCGTATACTCTGTGCCATTTGTTTCCTCTGCGAACAAACATTCTATTAGGTTTGAAGTCTGTACGTATAAAGTAATCTCCGTTTGCAGGACTACTTGGAAACTCTGTACCTGTTGCAATTGGTTCACCGTGATTATATGTAATGTCTTTGTTTACAATACCGCCGCTTGTTGCATAATCATAACCAAATAGATGATCTCTGTCTGTTGTACCATCTGGATCTTGTGCTTCAGCACTAGCAACAACTGCGTCATTGATTTTGTATTCTGTGATGTATGTACTGATATCGTCTTTAAGACTGCCGTCGCCTTTTGCATCTCCAAGTATATCGTTGTATTCTTGACTGTCTGTTAGTGGACTTAGTTTTACTCTCCAAATATGTGGATACCATGTAGGTGAAAAACCTTCAGCACCTCTGTTAGCATCGCTGATAACATAATATTTGTTGATTGCTTTTTTATCTGCATTAAGTAATAAGTCGTCACGTAAGTGTGGTAACTCTAACACATCACCTGCTAATAGTTTTCTACCAAGTATTTCTACCATTTCGTTCATGTGAAATGACATATATAACATATCATTGCTTAAAAATAAACCGAACTGTGTAAGTTCAAAGTCATTGTCAGTTACGTTATAAATGCCACGTAGTTCGTAAATGTCTGAATCGTACTTGCGGTCTCTGTTTTCCATAAACAGCAAGTCTTGTATTTTTGTTTCGTTGATAATACCGTCAATGTTGATAAATTCTCCACTTAGTGGATCAATTTCTCTACCATCTATGTAGTCTGGTGTACTTGGATCTCCGTCAGTTGGAACAACAGCAGGCCCTACATACTTGTGTACATGTACACCTGTACCACCTACCCAGAATTGTTCACGAATCTGGCGATCCATAAAGTTATAATCATTAGTTTTTGTCGGTTTATATAAACTTAATCTTGGCATAGCACTTATATTTATCGGTTGACAGCATATATAATGATGCTATTATAAGTAAGAAATAGTCAGGAGAGTGTTATGGCAAAAGCTGCTGGAGTTAAACTTAAAAAGAAAGCACCACGTGCAAAACGTAGAATAGCAGTATGGGATATGGTCCCGACTGATAGCTGGCATAAAGCACAATATCATATTCATTACTTAATGGAATCTAAAGAATGGCTTACAAAAGTAAAAGCCTACATTAAAGCTAACTATGACAAGAAAACAGTAGCAGCAATTAACAAGCTACCAGACTGGAAAGTTGGCGGTAAAAGCCATTATGCTACTGCAGCATTTATGGAAGAACGTGCTCCTAACAATATGCATCCAGATTATGTTGGTAAACTTGACAAATGGATCAAAGAACTTGCTGAAGAAGGCAACAAAATTGTTGAAATCAAACGTGCAGAAGAAAAAGTAAAAAAGACAAAGTATATTCCTAGTATTCAAGAACGACTAGAAGAAGCAACAATTGATAAGATGGAGGAACTTGACCAGTGGGTCGATGATTGGATGCGTGATGCTAAAAAGAATCCTCTTAAAGATAAGCAGCCGTTGCAATTGTTCCGTAAACTAGAAATTAACTTAGGACATGCTCGCTTTATTCAAAAGTTTTACGAAGGTGAACTAGAAGAACTTACTGAACTAATCAATTTACCTCCTGCAAAAAAACAAGACGAAATGGAACAGCAACTTGCAGAAGGTTATAATCATCTAAGTACAAAAGAGAAAAAAGAACTACACGGTTTTTACCAACGTGTATTCCAAGCACTTGAAATTATTCGTGCAGAGAAAAAACAAACTCGTGCTGTTCGTAAGCCTAAGCAAAAGAGTGCACAAGATCTTGTTAAAAAGATGAAGTTTAAGCCAAGTGATGCAGATTATGGCATTGCAAGTGTTAATCCAGCAGATGTAGTTGGTGCAACAGCCGTAGTTGTGTTTAACTGTAAAACACGTAAACTAGGTATTTACTATGCAGCTGAACATGCTACTATTCAAGTTAAAGGAACTACACTACAGTTCTTTGATGAAAACAATAGTAGACAAAAAACTGTACGTAAGCCTGATGAAGTACTTCCAAATTGGAAAAAAGTTACAAAACATAAACTAAAATCACAGTTTGGTTACCTAAAAACTACTGATACTAAAATGAACGGTAGAATGAATGAGGATACGGTCATACTAAAAGTATTCAAATAGAATAAATATTAGTATGGCAAAACGTGATGACTTAATCAAAGAAATAGAACTTCGCTTAGGCGGACAAATGGTTGATGTAGAGCTCGACCCGGAGCACTATGAAGTTGCAATCAAAAAAGCATTTGAAAGATATAGACAGCGTAGTGAAAATGCAGTAGAGGAAAAGTTTATTCCTCTACAATTGCTAAAGGAACAAGCTGAATATACTCTCGGTGATGATGTTATTGAAGTAAAAGACATTTACAGACGTACAACTGGTGCACTGAACAGTAGCAGTATTGGCGACATTGAACCATTTGAAACAGCATACCTAAATACTTACTTGCTAAACAGCGGTAGAGCAGGTGGTATTGCTACGTTTGACTTTTTAAGTCAGCATCGTGAAGCACTAAGCCGTGTATTTGGTGAAGAAATGTTGTTTACTTGGAACACAGTAACTAAATTATTGCTAATACACCGCAAGCAAAAAGTAGATGACATTGTATATCTACATGCATACATTCAACGATCAGACGAAGAACTATTAACTGATCCTTATAGTATGCCCTGGATTAAAGAACTAGCACTAGCATACTCAAAACTAATGCTAGCAGAAGCACGTGGTAAATTTAACACTATTGCTGGCCCACAAGGTGGCACTAGTTTAAACGCTGATATGCTTCGCATGGATGCTCAAGCAGCAATCGATAAACTAGAAGATGAACTTAAAACTTTTGTTGATGGACAAGCAGGTTTTGGAGTAATTATCGGTTGACAAACGGTCCTGATCCTATTATAATATAACTATGAAATTAAAATTGTTAGTGATTGGTCATGGTCGCCATGGCAAAGATACTGTCTGCGAAATTTTGCGAGACAAGTATGGTTATAGTTTTGAATCAAGTAGTCAGTTTTGTAGCAAGTTGTTTATCTACAACGACTTAAAAGACAAGTACGGCTATGCTAACGAAGAAGAATGCTATGCTGATAGACATAGTCATCGTCAAGAATGGTATGATGCTATTTGTGACTACAACGTTCCCGATCCTGCTAGACTTGGTAGAGAAATGTTTGCAGAGTATGACATTTACTGTGGACTACGTAACAAAAAAGAATTCCATGCAATGAAAAATACAGGTGTGTTTGACTATTGTATATGGGTTGACCGTAGTGATCATTTGCCACCTGAAAATAAAAACTCAATGAGTCTTGAACAATGGATGGCAGACTATACAATTTGTAATAATGGTACATTAGAGGATTTAGAATTTAATGTACATGCACTTATTAGTCACATTGACAGTTACAGTGCTAGCTAATTAACTACGTAGTTATCCTCTGTTTCCCCCCTGATATATAGCTTTTCTGGTAAATAGTATTATCAAATACGAACCCAGAGGAGAAATATAATGGCTTTAGTATCCCCAGGTGTAGAGGTACAAATTACAGATGAGAGTGCATACGGTGCCCCAGGCGCTGGCACAAGTCCGCTAATTGTACTTGCTACAAGAGAAAATAAAACAGACCCTACGGGTAGTGCATCAGATGGTATTGCAAAATACACAAAAAGTGCATACGCAGGTGAAGTTGTTCGTGTTACATCACAAAGAGAAGTAACACAGTTCTTTGGTAACCCTACATTCCGTACAAATAGTACAGATGTTGTTATTCAAGGTGACGAAACAAACGAATATGGTCTAATGGCAGCATACAGCTATCTTGGACAAGGAAATACTGCGTACATTGTACGTGCTGACGTAGATTTAGGTCAATTAGAACCTTCAGACACAGAACCAACTGCAGCATGGTCAACTGCTAACACACATTGGTTAGATACAGACGCAAGTAAATATGGTATTCACGAATATGACAGTACTGCAGATGTATGGCGCAACAAAATACCAACAGTTGAAGTAATTACAGGTGCAGCGGGTACTGCTCCACTAGCAACAGTTGTAACTGGCGGCTATCATGTTGTAATTAGTACAGATGACAATACAATTGAATATTATAAAGAAAGCGGTGCTGCATGGGTAGCACTAGCATCAGTTGCAACATTCGATGAGCACTTTAGTACACCAGCAGGACCGAGTAATGGTGATACATGGATTAAAACAACATCACCAGGTAATGGTATTGATTTAGTTGTTTATGAATATGTAACAACAGGTTGGGTACAGCGTACAGTACTAGGTGTAGGTTCTGGTACAAGTGTAACAGGTTATGTTCCACAAAACGGTACTAGTACAACTGCATTAACAGCAAGTTCATCACAGGAAAATAAACTTGTATTAGACACAACAGGCGATATTATTAAAATCGGTGAGTTAGATGCAGACAGCGATGTAAATGCATTAACTACATTTAAAGCAAGTGTTGCTTTCCCAACTGCAACTGCAGCAGATGGTCAAGTTTGGTTTAATGATACACTAAATTCATTAGACATTTACACAGTAAGTAGTAATACATTTGTTCCGGCATCAAACGTAACATACGGTTCAAATTCTCCGTCAAATCCGTCGGGTGGTGACATTTGGGTTAATACTGCACTAGCAGGAACAAATCAAGCAAACGCAAGAGCATATCCAGACATTCGTGTTTATAACACAACAGTAGGTGATTGGGTATCACATGATAATACAGATCAAACAACAAACCGTGGTGTATTATTTGCAAACGTAACTGATACAGCAGGCGACACAAGTAACGGCGGTGCTGCAACTGTTATTACAGACGGACCAGATCCATTGGTATTCCCAGATGGTATGGTAGTTGTTAACATGGGACAAAGTGCAAACACTGTTCGTGAATATGACGCAACAGCAGGTGCATGGAGAAACGCAGTAGCAAATCATGCAGACGGCTCAGGGGCATTTGGACGTTTTGCACAGCACAAATATATTGCAGCTAAAATGCAAGCGGTAGCAGTAGGCGAAGATTTACGTGATCCACAACATGCATTTACACTTATGGCAGCTCCTAACTTCCCTGAACTAACAGACGAACTAGTAGCACTAAACAGTGACAGAGGCGAAACAGGATTTATCATTATTGATACTCCGATGCGCAAAAATCCAACAGATGCAATTACTTGGGTACAAAATGCAGGTATTGCAAGTGAAAATGGAGAAGATGGACTAGTAACAAACGACACATACAGTGCAGTTTACTATCCAGCAGGCGCAGGAACTGAGCCAGTAAACGGCAAAACAGTTGTTGTTCCTCCATCACATATGGCACTATATACATATGCATACAATGATAATGTATCATTCCAGTGGTTTGCACCAGCAGGCTTAACACGTGGTGTTGTACAAAACGCAAGTAGTGTTGGTTACCTAACAGACGAAGGTGAATACAAAGCAGTTGCACTTACACAAGGACAGCGTGATGCAATGTATGAAAACAAACTAAACCCAATCACAACATTTATCGGACAAGGTACAGTTGTATTTGGACAAAAAACACTACACAACTTTGATAGTGCACTAGACCGTGTAAACGTAGCACGTTTAGTTGCTTACTTACGTGAACGTTTTGATCACATTGCTCGTCCATTCTTGTTTGAAATTAACGACCAGCAAACACGTGACAGAGCTAAACTAGTGTTTGAACGTTTCCTAGCAGACATTTTAAGCCGCAGAGGCATTTATGACTTTGCAGTTGTATGTGATGAAACAAACAATACACCAGCAAGAATTGATCGTAACGAACTATATATTGATGTTGCGATTGAACCAGCTAAAGTTGCAGAATTTATTTACATTCCAATTCGAATTGTAAATACTGGCACACTTTCAGCACAAATATAATAAAAAAATTAACTTAATACTTAATGGACGCTTTCGGGCGTCCATTTTTTTGACTGATTTGTAATAAATATACGTACAGAGCCAGTATTAGAGGAGAATTAATTATGGCAGTTTTAACAACACTTGGTGTACCAGATAATGCAGGTAACACCACAACAATTATGCCAAAACTACAATATCGTTTTCGTGTAACATTTATCGGCGATGGCTTTTCAGCAACACCAACACGCAGTGTAATGACAGTAACACGCCCAGCACTAACACACGATGAGATTCCACTAGACATGTATAACAGTAGAATTTATCTTGCTGGTAAACATACATGGGAACCAGTAACAGTTACATTACGTGACGATGTAGACAGTGCAGTATTAAGAGAATTAAACAATCAACTTAACAGACAAGTTGATCATGCAAACCAAAGTGCACCACGTGCAGGCGCATCATACAAGTTCCAAACAGTAGTTGAAACACTAGATGGTGCAAACCCAACACCAGGCGTACTAGACAAGTTTGAACTAGCAGGTTGCTACATTAGTAATATTCAGTATGGCGATATGGCATATGCAACTAGTGATCAAGTTCAAATGTCTGTAACAATTCGTTACGATAATGCAGAAATTTATGATGCAGCAGGTAACGCAACACTAACAGGCGCTGATCAGGACCAAACAGTAAGTAACGCAACTGGCGGTAACACTCAGTAAGAGGTAAATGAGCGATGGGATTAACTGCTAATACTGGCCCTTATAATGCAGCGGCAGAGCGTTACGGTGTCGACGACACTATAATGACAAAAATCCCTCGCAAAAAATTCCAGTTTTCAGTTGAAATAACTGTAAACGAAACAATTCCTTTGCTCGATGAATCATATGGACGAAAGTTTATTTTTCATCGAGTGCAAGGAGTAAACTTACCTGATTATAGTTATAACACTACTAGTGTTAATCAGTATAATAGACAAAGATACTTACATACTAAGATAGAACCAACTTCAGCTGGTATTACATTTTATGATACGGTAGATAATCAGTTTCAGAATCTCTTACAAGCATATGCACAGCATTACGGACATGGACATTCAGTAAGCGAAAGAACTATTGTAACATATGATACAATAACACCTGCATTTGATGGAACATTTGGTGTAAAACCAACTGCAACTAGTGAGCGTTATTTCTTTCCTCAAATTAAAATTATAAGCAGAGATACAGCAAACTCTAAACGTGAAATTAATATGTATAACTGTATGATTACAAATGTAAGTCACGACAGATTAGATTATAGTGATAGCAATCCTGTAGTTTGGACAGTACAATTTCTGCCAGAACACGTTAACTTTGATGGAGATAATTCAAGTAATGGAGCATCAGCAGTAGGAGTTAATGCACCTACACAAGCGTACAATGCAGTTAAAAGTGCTGCAGCAGGCGTATTGGTAAATGCAGCAGGCGAAGTTATCAGAGACGCAGTAGGTAACGCTGTTAGATTGGATAGTATACAAAATTTAGGGACAACATCGACAGGTACACTAGTACAACAAGTAATAGATGATTTAGGACAACCTGTGATAGATGTAAATGGAAATCCTGTTATAGCAGGAATAGCTGATCCTAATCCAGGTAATATACAAAAAGCTGTACTAAAATGGGATCCCGAAAAAGCCAGAGATACATTTCGTGCATTTGGCTTTGATATAGATTAAATAAATACCTATATAATGGCAGCAAAGTTTCAACAAGGTATATACAAACTCAAAAACCCAAGCAAATACATTGGCAAACACCGCCCACGTTATCGTAGTGGATGGGAATTAAAGTTTATGCGAGTGTGTGATGATCATCCAAATATCATTGCATGGGCTAGTGAAAGTCATAGAATACCTTATAGAAATCCATTAACAAACAAAGCAAGTAATTATGTGCCAGACTTTTTTGTAGTTTACGAAGATAGAAATGGTAAACGGCAAGCAGAGTTTATAGAGATTAAACCAGCAGGACAAATATTAGGTAATGCTAAAGGTACAGCACAAAAAGCCGCTGCAGTAGTTAACGAAGCAAAGTGGCAAGCTGCAAAAGTATTTGCAGAACGTCAAGGAGTAGGATTTAGAGTTTTAACTGAACATGAACTGTTTAATAATCCTAAAAAGAAAAAATGAGTAGAAAAATTGAAGAAGTATTTGATTTGCCTCCGATGAATGAACGTGAGGAGATCGAACAACCAATACAAGAAGAAGAAACTGGTTTTGATTTAGACAAACTACGTGAAACAATGGACACAGTAGACAAAATTGATGCAGCACTTCCTGCTGTCCGTGACTTAGAAGCATTAGACCACGAAATGGACGACTATGCTAAACAAGCAATAAATGCGTTTCAAGACTTGATGGACTTGGGACAAAATGTAGAAGATAGGCATGCTGCACCTGTGTTTGATAGTGCTAGTAAAATGATGACAAATGCTATTACTGCTAAAACAGCAAAGATGGATAAAAAACTAAAGATGATCGAAATGCAAATGCGCAAACGTAAATTAGATTTAGAAGAAAAGAAACTTGAACATCAAATTGCTAAAGAAAATGCTAAAGGTGAAACTGCAATTGAGGGTGAGGCAGAGGAATTTTTTGATAGAAGCAGTTTACTTAACGACCTTGTAGACCGTATTAAATCAAATGATTCTGATAAATAACTATAACGAGGAATGATATTATGAAAAGTTTAGCACAATATTTGGCCGAATCTGAAAAAACTTACAAGTTTAAAGTGCAGACAGTTGCACCTATGACAGAGGAAGCAATGGACAAGATTGAAGCATATCTTGCAAGATATAATGTAGAAAGTGTTAGTGCACCAAAAACAAGTATTATCCAAAAAAGCCCTGCTGGCTTTGGTAATATTGGTCCTAGTGCAGTAACAACATTTGAGGTAGCAGTTAAACTGCCAACAACACCTCCTGCACTACAAGAAGAATTAGCAAATGCAGCCAACATTCATTACGGAACAATCCGTGTGTATAATGAAGGTGAGTTTGAAGAAATTCATCCGTTAGATGAGGATGAACCAGAAGAAGGTAAAAGTGTACTAGCAGACGCAGATTACAGTGAAGAAGAAAAAGTTGATCACAGTGATAACTACGGTAACGAATTTGTAGAAAAGTTTGTTAAAAACTTACCAAAGTCTGAATTAAACACAGAGTATAAGGTATAATAAAATGGATTTAAGAGACTTAGTTAAACTAGCAGGCATCGTAAACCCAGAAGTTTTAAACAAGCTAGAGCCAACTGTAGAAGCAGATGGCGCAGGATTTGAAGATGCAACAACAAGACCACAAGAAGAAATGATGGATGACCCAATGGCAACAATGGGAAGCGATGCAGATTTAAGTCTGCGCCGTTATTTGAAAGCAAAAGGTGATCACGTTACTGTAGACGAAGAAGTATATCCTGACCACACAGTAGAAAGTGTAACAGAAGCATATGCGGCATTTAAAGCAGAATCTGCAACACCAAACTTGGACAAAGAAATTGCAGCATACTTTAAACAAATTAGAACACCTGCAAAAGGTTTTGGCGGTAAACTAAAAGCTGAAGCAAGTATTGGTGCACCAGATTATAATCTAGCAATCGGAGACTATGAAAGCAATGTAGAAGATGCTAACCCGCATACTCATGATTACGGCATGTTTACAAAAAAAGGCAATGAAGAAGTTGGGATGCGTGTAGAAGACGCTGCCGTTTTATTAATGGACGGTGACTATGAAAGCAAAGAACAAGCATTAAAAATAATGCTCCAGTCACTTGATAATCTTGCAGAAGATCCAGAATTTGAAGAAGCAACTGATACTGATGTACGTGAAAGAGCAATTGCTATGTTTGAAAAAATGCTAGAAGTAGGAGAATCAGTTGAAATCGATGAACCAGAAGTAGGCGAAGGTAATGCATACTCAGGTGCACTTGCAAAAGCAAAAGCAGCAGGCGCAGATGAATTCGAAGTTGACGGAAAAGTACACAAAGTCAAAGAAGGCGCTGTTAAAGATGCAATGATAGATGATGCTGAAAAAATGAGTAAAGCAGCCTTTATTAAGAAATACGGCGAAGAAAATGCTGGTACATGGGAAAGTGTAAACGAAAGTTTAGACGAAGGTGCAAAACCAGACTACATTGATATCGACGGCGACGGCGACAAAGAAGAGTCAATGAAAAAAGCTGCAAAAGACAAAGAAGAAGACGACGATGTTGATGAATCTTTAAATATATTAAAGAAACTAGCAGGTATTGAAGAAATGGGTACAATTGACCCACGTGAACGTCCAGAACGTCGTGATAGACCTAGTGTATTTGATATTAAAGGCGATGATGGCATACCGAAATATCTACCATATTCAGGAGACGGATCAGGCGGCGGAATTTTTCCAAATCCAGAATATATTTTAAAACCAGGTGAAAAATTTGATATAAAAGGTGACCAGGACAAAATTTGGCCAAAATTCGGCGGACCAAGGCCAAACCCATTTAATACAAATCCTCCGAAACCTAATCCAGATTATTTTAGGAAGTTACGCTAATGAATGATGATCTTGCAAGAATTAAAAAATTAGCAGGCATTAATGAAGCAAGTATAGATCAGCAATATGCTGATGTACTAGCTACCAATAATCAAATTAAAATTAATGCATTTTTACAAGGATTAGATGCAAAAACAGCAACAAGATTAACAGGTGGTGATGCACAAACTAGTAAAATTAGTTCAGATGGGCAGTCATTTGAACCAAGTGGAGAACCATATGTTCATGGTCAGCCAGCTCTATCTCCACAAACAATAAGAATGACAAAACCTGTCAGTGATAGGTACAAAAATTAAAAAGTTAGAACTACAACCTTAAATTCAGGCGTTAAGGTTTACGATTAAAGAGCTACATTTTAAAATGTAGCTCTTTTTTTATTGATAAGTAATAGTATGACAGATAAAATCACAGAAGATCAAAAAGTTAATAAAACATTCTTACAAGCACTGTCGATGATTGAAAAACTAGAAAAAGTTTTTGAGTCAAACAGCGACTTTGCAAATGCTGTTCGTAAAGTAGGCGGCAGAGTGCAATACTTTGAAGAAACTAGAAAAAATCTGAGAAGAATAACAGATGATATTAAAGATGCACACTACGATGCATTGCGTCATTTAAATGATGACAGTTATAATATTAGAATGCCTCTTCGTAAAAAAGAAAAACCTAAAAAAGTAGAAAATACTTGGAAAGAAGTAAAGCCTGCTGCAGTTGAACAAGTTGTTGAAACTCCTGCTCCGAAGCCTGTTGTTACAGGAAACGAGCAAAGTTATAGTCAATTAAAAGCACAAGCAAAAGAAATATAAGATAAGTATTAGTATGAGTGCAAATTCGGATCTAATTAAATCACCGTACCAGCGTGAAAAGTACACCAAGACTCAAATTGAGGAATTGGCTAAATGTGCTATGGATCCACAATACTTTATCACTGAATATGTCTGGATTCAGCATCCTACTAAAGGACGTATGAAGTTTGACTTGTTTGATTATCAGCGTGAACTATTAAATGCGTATCACGATCACAAATATAGTATTGCACTTATTAGTAGACAGATGGGAAAGTCTACAGCGGCTGCAGCATATCTACTATGGTATGCAATGTTTAATTCAGACCAAACTATTCTTATAGCAGCACACAAGTATAGTGGTGCACAAGAAATTATGCAGCGTATACGTTTTGGTTATGAATTATTACCTAACTTTATACGAGCAGGTGTTACAAGTTACAATAAAGGGTCGATCGAATTTGATAATGGCTCACGTATTATTGCACAAGCAACAACAGAAAATACAGGACGTGGTTTAAGTATTTCATTGGCATACTTAGACGAATTTGCATTTGTGCGTCCTACTATTGCTCGTGAGTTTTGGACAGCACTTAGTCCAACACTTAGTACAGGCGGTAAATGTATTATTACAAGCACACCAAACCAAGATGACGACCAATTTGCACAAATTTGGAGAGAAGCTAATAAAACGCAAGATGCTTATGGAAATGAAAAAGAAACGGGGAAGAACGGTTTTAAGGCTTATAGTGCAGACTGGACAGCACATCCAGACAGAGATCAAGATTGGGCAGACGAAGAACAAGGTAAAATCGGTGAAGAACGTTTCCGTCGTGAACACTTAAACGAGTTTATTGCGTTTGATGAAACACTAATTGATAGTTTAAAACTTACAATGATGGAACACAAAGACGTGTACAAAAAGTCTGGGCAAGTACGCTGGTACAGACCTATTACTAAAGGAAAAACTTATATTGCAGGACTTGATCCTAGTTTGGGAACAGGCGGCGATAATGCTGCAATACAAGTTTATGAACTGCCAGGGATGCGTCAAGTTGCAGAATGGATGCACAATAAAACTCCTGTACAAGATCAAATTAAAATTTTACGTACTATGCTAACTGAGATACAAGAACAATCACCTGACGCAGAAATATACTGGAGTGTAGAAAACAATACACTAGGCGAAGCAGCATTAGTAGTAATTGCTGAAATGGGAGAGGACAACATACCTGGAACATTTATAAGTGAGCCTAAGCGAGCAGGCAGTAATAGAGCTTATAGACGTGGTTTTACTACTACAAATAAATCTAAACTCAGTGCTTGTAGTAAATTTAAAACATGGGTCGAAACTGATAAAATGGAAATTGCCAGTAATACACTGTTACGTGAAACTAAAACATTTATTGCACGTGGTGCAGCATACGCAGCAAAAGATGGCGAAACAGATGACTTGGTAATGGCAGCATTACTAGTAGTTCGTATTGCACAACATGTAGCACAGTATGACGAAACAACATATAATGAACTCAAAGATAGTTTCTCAGATGAAGAAAATGTAGAACCTATGCCGATTACCTTTTTAGTATAAATACAATATAACAAAGAGAGATTAAAGAATGTTGAGTTCAGAAACAGTTGCAGAAAAGATTTTTAAGATACTCAAGGGCAACGGGCACGAATTACAAATGTTTACAGACGAAGGTGATTCTACAGTAGATCCTTCGACAAGTAGACGTTTCTACTTGAATGACACTGGGACAATGGTTAGTCTCGATGAAACTGATAACAGGCGTGAAATCAAAGTAAGTATTGGTGCAACAACTGATATCGACATGCTAAAAGATACACTATACCAAGTTAAAAAATTAGCAAACAAAAGTATTATTGAATACACATTAAAAAATTATACCAAAGAAATCGAACCAAAGGATTTTGACTACCAAGCACAAAAGGTAAGAGACATGAATACAGTAAACGAAGCAATCGGACAAGCATATGGCAGCACAAAAAGCAGCTATCAAAAATTAGAAAGCGCAAGACTTATTATTAAACACAATAAGCCTGTAAATGAAGAACAGCGTGGATCACGTAGTAGAAATATTAGTGCTATCTATATTGAAAATGCAGACGGAGAGCGTTATAAGTTTCCAAGCAACAACTTAGCAGGTGGTAGAGCTATGTTGCGTCATGTCAAAGAAGGCGGAACACCATATGATGACTTTGGCAAACACATCGTTGAACAGTGCATTGAACTAAAGAAACTTAAAGAGTTTAAGCGTTATAGTGATAAAAACAATCTGGTCAACGAAGATACTGCAGAAATCGTAGAAGCAGTAAGTTCACGTATTGCAAATATTCGTGAAGGTTTAAACAAACTTAAAGGCAGCAAAACATATGCTGCAGCACTTGAAGCATTTTCAAGTGATGGTGAAAAACTAGATGAAGATGATTTCGCAGATATTAAGGATAAATTTACAGTTTCATATTTTGATGAAAATGTAGAAGGTGCATTACCATATGTACAAGCACTTGTAAAAGAAATGCAAGTAGTGCGTGAACAACGTGCAGCAATTGAAGAAGCAATCGGTAACTTAGTTGCGTTTGTTGAATCAAAGGACATGTTTGGTTTACGTGAAGGAACTAACTTAAAAGCAGATCCTGAGAATCCAATGAGAGCAAAAATGGAATCAGCAAGATCGCAATTAGGTGCAGTAATGGAATATATCGCTAACGTATTAGACGAAAGCGAACAGGAATTGGCAACTAAATTGCAAGAAGCAAGTAAATTAGTTGACAGTATTCAAGACGATGCTATGCTAGGTAAATCAGCTCGTGCAATCACACAGTTGATGCCTAAACTAAGTGTCGTTGAGAAAGAAGAAGTACGTTCAGAGTCGGTTGATTGGGAACAAGAATTTGATAAGATGTTCGAAAATTATGATGTAACTAAAATTTTTAATTGACAACTGGCACAAAACGTATTATTATCAAGACAATAAGTACATTGTCACAAAGGCAAAACTTAGGCAAACAAAACATAGGCAACATTAAGGAGAATAACTATGGCATCATTGGCAGAAATTCGTGCAAAACTACAAGAACAAGATAACCGTGGAAGCGGTAATCAATCGAGCGGAGGAGGCGACAATGCTATCTTCCCATTTTGGAATATCCCAGAAAATTCAACTAGTGTAATTCGTTTCCTTCCAGATGGAGATACGAGTAATACTTTCTTTTGGCGTGAGCGTCAAATGATTAGACTAGAATTTGCAGGAGTCGAAGGACAACCTGATTCTCGTCGTGTAACAGTTAATGTACCTTGTAACGAAATGTGGGGACCAGTAGGAAGCTGCCCTGTACTGTCAGAGGTGCGTAATTGGTTTAAAGATCCTAGTTTAGAAGATATGGGTCGTAAGTACTGGAAAAAACGTTCATACGTATTCCAAGGTTTTGTAGTTGAGAATTCACTCGATGAAGAAACTCCGGAAAATCCAATCCGTCGTTTTATTATTAACCCAAGCATCTTTAACATTATCAAAGGTGCACTTATGGATAGTGACTTTGAAGAACTACCTACTGATTATGAAGCAGGTACAGACTTCCGTTTAACTAAAACTACAAAAGGTCAATATGCAGACTACTCAACATCAAGTTGGGCACGCCGTGAGCGTTCGCTAAACAGCGATGAACGTGCAGCAATTGACACATATGGTTTGTATAATCTAAACGATTATCTTCCTAAACAGCCTAGCGAAGAAGAACTTCGTGTTATTGGCGAAATGTTTGAAGCAAGTGTTGATGGTAAATTGTATGATCCTGCAGCATGGGGTAATTTTTATCGCCCAGCAGGTGTACAAATTGATACATCAAACAGTGCACCAAATACAGGTAGTGCTAGTCCTGCACCGGCACCTACGCCTACTCCAGCTGCAACTCCTGTAGCTGAAACAGTAACAGATACTGGTTGGCAAGAACCTGTTGCACCTGTAACACCTCCTGCACAACAGGAGCAAGTTGCTGAAACAGTAGCAGCAACAGCACCAGCAGCAGAAGGCGAAAAGCCTAGTGCGCAAGATATTCTTGCAGCAATTCGTGCACGTGGAAACTAATTCTTAACAAAAAACCCGGCGGGGCGGCACCAAGTCGCCCCATTCTTTCTAGGAGATAATTATGGCAAAACCTTTTGACATTGCGAAATTTCGCAAAAGTATTACTAAGAGTGTGCCTGGTCTTAGTAGCGGATTTAGAGATCCAGATACATGGATTAGTACAGGCAACTATACATTAAACAAATTAGTTAGTGGACGTTTTGATGGCGGTATTCCACTAGGCAAAGTATCAGTCTTTGCAGGCGAATCAGGTGCTGGCAAATCATTTATTTGCTCAGGCAACTTAGTACGTGAAGCACAAAAGCAAGGTATCTTTGTTGTACTAATTGATACAGAAAATGCACTAGACGCAAAATGGCTAGAAGCACTAGATGTTGATGTTAGTGAAGACAAACTGCTCAAACTAAATGTAGCAATGATTGATGACGTTGCTAAACTTATCAGTGAGTTTATGAAAGATTATAAGTCACAGTATGCAGACAAAGACGAAGAAGATCGTCCTAAAGTATTGTTTGTAATCGACTCGCTTGGCATGATGCTAACACCTACTGATATTGATCAGTTCCAAAAAGGTGACATGAAAGGTGACTTGGGACGTAAACCTAAAGCACTTACAGCACTTGTTCGTAACTGTGTTAACATGTTTGGTGATTACAATGTCGGCCTAGTAGCAACTAACCACACATACGCATCGCAAGATATGTTTGATCCAGATGACAAGATTAGTGGCGGACAAGGCTTTATCTATGCATCCAGTATCGTTGTTGCAATGCGTAAACTTAAACTAAAAGAAGATGAGCAAGGTAACAAAATTTCAGAAGTACGTGGTATTCGTGCCGCATGTAAAGTAATGAAAACACGTTACAGTAAACCTTTCGAAAGTGTACAAGTTAAGATCCCATATGAGACCGGAATGAGTCCATATAGTGGGTTAGTAGACTTAGCAGAAGGCAAAGGTGTCCTAAAGAAAAGTGGTAACCGCTTAGAGTATATTGATAAAGAAACAGGTGAAGCAATCCTCAAATTCCGTAAAGCATGGGAAGCTAATGACGAAGGTGTATTAGACTTAATCATGAAACAATGGGATGACAAAGAAGTAGATGATGTTATTGAAGATATTGAAGAAGAAGAACTAAATATCGAAACAACACTATCTGAGGAATTAACTATCAATGAAACTGAGTGAAGATGAAATCGAACAGTTCATGAATCTGTGGATGGCTATTAAACCATACATTACTGCAAAAGACAAATACGATGCTTGTCAAAAGTTTATTATGACATTAGAAGAAACAATCGATATTGAAGATGTTGCAGATGAGTTAGTTGGATATGATGGAACGGTTGACAAAGTACTAAGAGACCATTATATTGAACATACAGACTTTGATGAATATAACGAAGATGATGAATGGTAAATGTCACACTGGTTTAATGAAATCCGCAAGGACTTTAATAAAATAATTCCTGCAATTAATTATTACGAAACACAACTAGATGAAGCTCGTGTAGAGTGTAGTCTCAAAGGCAATGTTGAAAAACACAGTAGAGATATGCCTGGTATAGTTGAGCATCGTTTTAATCAGTTGCAGGAAATTGAAGCAATATTAGAATACCTTAATATTGAATTACGCAAAGTTAAAACAGAGAAATACAAAAAGTTTCTCGAACACTACAACCGTGCTCTTAGTTCGAGAGATGCAGACAAGTACGCAGAAGGTGAACAAGACGTAGTTGACCAACAGCATATTTGTAATGAGTTTGCACTTATACGAAACAAGTATATGGGACTGATTAAAGCATTGGACGCCAAGCAGTTTCAAATAAACAATATTGTTAAACTACGTGCAGCAGGATTAGAAGACATTAGTTTATAAAAAAATTACAACCCTTTGAAAGTGCAGGATTCTTTTCTGCACTTTTTTGTTGACTTCTGGATCTACAATCACTATATTATATATGTAGACGGAGGAAACAATATGTTTGAAGTTGGAATGGGAATTATTCGACAGTATCGTGATTATACCGCATTAGGAGAAATTACTTCTATTCATGATGATGCAGATGGCGAAACTCTTGTTACTGTAATGTATAATGACGGTGCTGTAAAAACCTACACTGAGTCTGCAATGGACACTCCTCGTATAATTGTAACTGAAGAGGTAATTTGGTAATGCTTTACAGTGTAATCGGCGGTACTAAAAAAGAACGTGCAGCAGTTACTGAAGCACTTTGGTTTGCTAAAAAATATTGGTTGCCACGGCATCGTAAACTTGCTGTTGATGTAGAGATTACCAAGCATTTAGATGTTGATGCTGACTGCTTAGAAGGTGATGATGATCGTGAGTATGAAATCCGTGTTAAGCGTGGATTAGATTATGAGGATCTTGTCACTGCTATCTTCCACGAATTTGTACACGTTAAACAAGATGTGTTAAAAGAATTTCCTATGTTTACTCCATCAGAGATACCTTATATGGATCGTCCGTGGGAGATTGAAGCATATGCTGAACAAGAAAAAATGTTAAAAAAATTCAAAAAAGTTTCAGAAAAGACTTGACAACCAAGACATCTTACACTATATTATATATGTAAGCAAGAAAGAAGAGGACTTCAAAAATGGCATACATGAATCAAGAGAAGAAAAAAGCACTTGCACCGGCTATCAAAGCAGTTTTGAAAAAGCATGGTTACAAAGGCTCAATTGCAGTTAACAACCACAGCACTCTTGTTGTAAACATTAAAGAAGGCACTGCTGATTTCATTGGCATGGCAAACGAAAAGAATCGTGAGATTGCAGAACGCCGCAATCATCCTTATTATCCAAGTGAAGGATATGTTCAAGTTAACACTTACTATCCTGAGCATTACGGTGAAGCGAAAGAGTTTTTAGAAGAACTTATTGCTGCAATGAAAGGCACTGGTTGGTACAACAACAGCGACATCCAAACTGACTACTTTGATATTGCTTATTACTTGGATATCAACGTTGGTCAATGGAACAAACCTTATGTATGTACAGCAATGGCGGAGGCAGCGTAATGAAAGAAGTACAATACGATAAAATTGATAACGTAATTGTTCAAGACATTGACATGAAAGATTGGCCTGACTTCTGCGATGCTTATATCGAAAGTTGTGACATTGACGGAGTTCCTGCAACAGAGGAACAGTTAGAGTTTATTAATCAAAATGGAATGTTTGTACATGAAAAAGTATGGGAGGCACTACACTAATGAAAGACTGGTTTAAAATTATAGGGTATTTGATTGCTATTGCTGTAATCTTTGGATCCATTGGCTGGTATACAGTACATACTTGGAGTGACTGTTTAGAAGAAAACAGTTTTGTAACCTGTGCACGGATGTTATACAAATGAAACTAGCAGACTTTAAAATGATGGAAACCAAGTCGCCAAACGGTGTTCAAGTAGTACTACGGTTTGGCGGCAAGTATGATCTTAGTATTGTACAGAATGAAATGAGTTATGGTAGCAAGCAAGGCTTGTATGAAATTGCAGTGTTTGAAGATATGGATCAAGTTGAACTTCCTGGTATTACTAACAAAGGCGATACAGTAAAAGGATGGTTAACTGAAAAAGATGTTGACAGTATCATCAAAAAAATGTATACAGTAACTATGGAGACTCCAGTACAGATATAATTTATGAAGGTCACGTAGCTCAACTGGATAGAGCAATTGACTTCTAATCAATAGGTTGAGGGTTCGAGTCCTTCCGTGATCGCCATAAGTTATATTGCCCTCTTGGTGGAATGGTAGACACAAGAGACTTAAAATCTCTCGCCGGTTACGGCGTCCCGGTTCGAGTCCGGGAGAGGGCACCAAATAACGCTCCTGTAGCTCAGTTGGTTAGAGCTCCCCGCTCATAACGGGTTGGTCATAGGTTCGAGTCCTATCGGGAGCACCATAAAATAATTGTTGACAAACAATAGTTTATATATTATATTGTTGTTAACATTCCAGATTAGCTCAGCGGTAGAGCAGTTGACTGTTAATCAATTGGTCGTAGGTTCGATCCCTACATCTGGAGCCAAATATAGGAAGCGTGGCTGAGTGGTTGAAAGCGCCGGTCTACTAAACCGTTAGACGTGAAAGCGTCTCGTGGGTTCGAATCCCACCGCTTCCGCCAATAAATAAACATATGAATAAAGTATGTACAGAATGCAAAAACGAGTTAGGACACAATGATTGGTGTTCAACTTGTAGAGTAAGAAGATAACGCCGCTTTAGCTCAGCTGGTAGAGCAACTGATTTGTAATCAGTGGGTCGGGAGTTCAAGTCTCTCAAGCGGCACCATAATACAGTTTCCAGACCGACGGGTCGTGGATCGTGGTGACTGAATAAGCCCTTACAGTATGGGGCTAAGGTAATGTCGAAGGAACTTAGCGGTTCGTCTTAGCGGATGCAGACAGGTATGAGTCCAGTTAGACAGGTAGTACTGGCAGTGGCTCATTGGAGGATCCTAATCCTTCCCACACATATTATTAAGCCGAGATCCCATAGATAAGAACACAGAGGACCGGCACCTTTTGGAGAGAAAAAATGTGGACTTTAGTTTACCTTGTCTTCATAGGGGGTAAACTAGAGTCTACTGTAGTAGCAGATTTTGAAACTATGTATGAGTGTTTTGAAATACGTGAAGATATGAGTTTTACAGTAGGCGGCAAAGAAGGTTATTATCCACCAGGAAGTCAAGCAGTTTGTGTCTATCGTGAAGAAAAACCAACATAAATAAATTTATGATACGAGCACAGAAAGAAATCATCTGGCACTTGACTTGCAGTAAATGCAAGCACTATTGGTCATTCCCTACAATGGAAGAAAAGTATTGCATAGACAGAGCATCATTATATTGTCCTGGCTGTGGAACAAAATGTCGTGTAGAGAAAGATCAAGAAGTCGACAAATGAGAAAAAAAGAAAATCTGTATCCAATGAATAATACTGTTGATGAAACAGTACAGGATTACACTACTGATCCTAGAAAACAAAAAGTTAAAAAACAAAAGATAAAACGTAGTACAACCAAACAACTGCGTAACGAAGCAAAACAATTAAGAAAGGGTTACAATGAAGATTCTAAAGACATTTAAAAACGAAGAAAAATCTGCAGTGATTAGTATCAGTAAAGAAATTCTAAGTTGTACCTTTTATGAAAATGGAAAGCATGTAGGCGAAATTGAGTATCCTAACAACAGTTACACTTATGTTGAAGATGCTGCAGAAAATTGGATTATCGGTGTAATGACACACGAAACAATCCGAGAATATAAAAAAGTTGCATAAAAAAATTACAACCCTTTGAAAACGCAGGATTCTTTTCTTGCGTTTCCTGTTGACATTGGGTTGTAAAACCACTATATTATATATGTAGACGTTAGCAATAGGAGATCAATATGTGGGCAGTTGAAGCACGTAACTACGGTGAGAATCCAGACTACTTTTACATGTCAGGTTTAACCGAAAAACAAGCTCGTAAGCGTCACGCTGAAATGTCAAACAGCGGTAAATGGGCTATGTGTCGTAGTTGGGATAAGGTTGCCGAATGGGAACAAGAAAAGGCTAACGAACGTATCCGTAATTTTAAAGGTCCACTGAGCGTATAAGGAGTCCAAAGATGGCTAAACAGCGTACATTGTATAATACAGAGCAAGTTCTTCAATTGGCTATTATTGTAGACTCTGCGCAAGGTTTTATTAAAAGCGGTTACGGTTATTATGATCACGAGTCGTCTAAACATGTATACGACAACAAAACTACTATTTCAAGTTATTTGAACGGTGTCGAAGATTTTGAGATGCCCGAAATATCTGAGGATGTAAAAGCTCAAGCCAAAGAAATTACTAACACTTTCCGTGATAGTTTGGTTGCCAAAAAACTAATGGGTACAATGAATTCATTTGAAGAAAATGTACTAAAAACTCTTAGCGATACACAATGTGATAACTTTGGTGTTAGTATTATTGCTAGCTTACCAAATAGTTTCCGTGTGCAAGAAAAACGTCAAAGTCTAGATGACTGGTTTAGCGACATGCGTCCTAAAAGTGAATTTGTTGGTACACCAGGCGAGCGTTTGCGTTTTGAAGTTCTTGTCAAGGACGTAAAGTTTATTGCTAAGTATGGAATACATTTGGTAACTTGTGTCAACAACGATGAGAACATTGTTAAGTTCTTCTTTAGCAAAGAGCCCGACATTGCAGGATTGCTAGAAGGACGCCGTGTTATTATTACTGGTAAAGTAAAGCAACATGACGTGAGCAAGTTCAGTGATTGTAAAGAAACTGTAATTAATTACGTAAAAGTAGAAGAAAAAGGTTGACAGTAGATATATAGATGTTATTGTCAACTTATAGACAGAAACAGTTTAATGGAGTGAGAGACCATGCAACAACAAGTTTTAATTCGTAACGGAAGCTACCGTAACATGCCAGTAACCGACACAGTGTTTACACTTGTTAAAGAATACACAGAAGGTGCCAAAAGCAACTACATTACAGTAGACGGCACAGAACATGCAGGCATGCCAGATGGTAACATTCGTGTTACAGTAAAAAGTCCGGAGTACTTTGAATTGGTCAAAGACGGCGAAGTAGTCGAGTCTGCTACTTCTACAAAAGAAACAGACGAACAAGTTATCGAACGCTTGCGTGAGCGTTTTCAAATTTTGGAAGATATGACATACGCAAGTTGTGACGGTGTAGTACGTGGAATGGTTGTTACTGGACCTCCAGGTGTAGGCAAGTCCTACGGAGTTGAGAAAGTAATACGTGAAGCGGAACTAATGAATAAGATGGGTGGAGGCTCAGGCAACACTGGTCGTAAATATGGTATGGAAAAAGGCGCTGCTTCGCCAATTGGTTTGTTCAAACTATTGTATGAGTATTCAGAGGCAGGCTCAGTACTAGTACTAGACGACTGTGATAGTGTGCTGTATGATGAGACTTCACTCAACTTGCTAAAGGCTGCACTAGACAGTAGCCCAAAGCGTTACCTAAGTTGGCGTTCGGAAAGCCGTGCACTAGTTAACGAAGGTATCCCAGATCGGTTTGAGTTTAAAGGTTCGATTATCTTTATTACGAACCTCAAGTTTGATAAGACACGTGGTAAGTTGAAGGATCACTTGGATGCTATTATGTCACGTTGTCACTACTTGGATCTGACACTAGACACAATGCGAGACAAGTTCTTGCGCTGTAAACAAATCGTTAAAGATGGCATGTTGCAAGAATATAACTTCTCGCAAGATGAACAAGATAAATTACTTGATTACATCTTTAGCAACCGTGACAAGATTCGTGAAATGAGTCTGCGCATGGTATTAAAAATCGCCGACCTTAAACGGATGAACGGTGATAAATGGCAACGTTATGTAGAAATGACCTGCATGAAACGTGCTTAAAAAATAAAACCCGGTAGTGGACTCCTCTGTCTGCGTCACTCTCACTCTCACACGCCGGGTTTAACTAGGGGCTAGTAAGGTAAGACATCTTACTAGCCCTTCTTTTATATAAGTATTTATGTACTTCTTGACAAAAAAACAATCTTAGGTTATAGTAAACTTATGAAGTGTAAAATTATCCTCAAAGACGAAGTTAATTGTAAAGTCGAAGGTCTCGATTTGCAAACTCGTCGTAAGTGTGAACAAAAACTAAAGTTCTTTTTGCCTTATGCAAGACATGTACCAGCGTATAAACTAGGACGTTGGGATGGCTGTGTAGGGTTCTTTACTATGGGTGGCAATACTTTTGTTAATGCACTTAGTCATATTATTCCTATATTACAGGAAAACAAATATGAATTCGAAGTAGAGGATAATCGCAATACATGGAACTTTGATTTCCAACAAATTACAGAAGATCACTTTAGTGATAGAACATGGCCTGATAAACATCCTGCTGCCGGTGAGCCTGTTGTGTTACGTGACTATCAAGTAAGTATTATTAACAAGTTTTTAGAAAATAATCAAAGCATACAAGAGATTGCAACAGGTGCAGGCAAGACACTAATGACGGCTGCACTAAGCAACTTAATAGAACCTTACGGACGTAGTATTGTTATTGTTCCAAACAAAGACTTGGTAACACAAACAGAAGCAGACTACATTAACTTAGGACTTGATGTTGGTGTGTACTTTGGTGACCGTAAAGAGTTTGGTAAAACACATACCATCTGTACTTGGCAAAGTTTAAACATTATTGAAAAACGTTTTCGTGATGGCGAAAGTGAAATGAGTTTAGACGAGTTTGCCGAAGATGTAGTATGCATTATGGTAGACGAAGTACACCAAGCAAAAGCAGATGTACTAAAGAAACTGTTAACTGGCAGTTTCCGTAACGTTCCTATTCGTTGGGGACTAACAGGTACAATACCCAAAGCAGATCATGAACGTCTAAGTTTGGAAGTAGGCTTAGGAGAAGTTGTACACCAGCTAGCAGCAAGCGAACTGCAAGAGCAAGGTGTACTAGCACAATGTGATGTTAACATATTACAGTTACAGGATACAGTTAGCTATGGCAACTATCAAAGCGAGTTGACTTACTTGACAACAGACAGAAATCGTTTAGACTATGTAAGTGAACTAATTGCACGTATGGCAGAGTCGGGTAATACACTTGTGCTAGTTGACCGTATTAAAGCAGGCGAAGGATTAGTTGAACGACTTGGTGAGGACACAGTTTTTATTAGCGGTGCAATGAAAACAACAGATAGAAAAGATGAATACGATGAAGTATCTGGAGCAGACAATAAAATCATTATTGCAACCTATGGGGTCGCTGCCGTGGGGATTAATATTCCTCGTATCTTTAACTTGGTCCTTATTGAGCCTGGCAAATCTTTTGTACGTGTTATTCAATCAATAGGTCGTGGAATACGTAAAGCAAAAGACAAAGACCATGTGCAAATATGGGATATAACAAGTAGTGCTAAATTTAGCAAAAGGCATTTAACGGAGAGAAAAAAGTTTTACAAAGAAGCAAACTATCCTTTCCGTGTAGAGAAAGTAGATTACAAATGAAAATATTAACAGTAGAAAATCAGGGATATGATGTAGATTTTGTACCAGAAGAAATAGATGATATTCGTTATTGTGTACTAGATTATACAGACAAAGATAATGCAGACTACATATTTGTTCCGCTAGTGTTTTTAGAAAGTTTTAATAGTCCTGCGGCTGTATTAAAAATAGGAAATAAAACACTAAAAGTTCCGTTAGATTGGAGTATAGTATGTTGTGATCCTACAATCGGCGACCCAGAAGTATTACCTGTCACAAGTTTAAATGATAGAGGGTTTAAAAGTTTTGTGTTTAATCCAATTACTGGCTTTATCCCTGCATTTACAGAAATTGAGATTGTTAATATTTTTCAAGAAGTAAAATGGTACTTTCCCAAACTAAAATATGGGCATATACTAACAGTACCACTAAGCGAAAAAGAAAATCCTGATTGTATTTTTATTGTTAAGGAAACAAGTAAGATACCAGATGTGTTAAGTACAGCGGATCTTTGGTAATGAGTAAACTAGATATTAAAAGCGAAATGCGAGCAATTGACACAAAGGATCGTGCTTGGTATAAAAGCCTAACAAAAGAAGAACGTGAAAAATA